GAGGAAGAGGAAGAGGAAGAGGAAGTAGAATATAATAATACCAAACAAGTTTGGCCGTTGTGGTTCGAAGTTTTCAAAAAGTACAAACCGAAGTCAAGAAAGTGTCCGGATAACGTAAAAACCAAAATCAAAAAGTTGTCAAACGATTACACCGTAAACGATTTTGAAAAGGTTTGTTCAACCGCATTTGAAGATGACTTCCATAAATCAAATGGATTCAGATATTTAACAATGGAGTTTTTGACACGTCAAGACAAGTTTATCATGTTTCATGAATTAGAACAACCGAAACAAAAAAGTAGTGGTCAAACGTTGCCGCCGTTGTCATCATTTTAAAAATTTTAAATTTACAAGCAAATGAAAACAATTATTGAATGGGAACAAATCAACACCGGAAACAAAACAACGGGCCGAATCTATACAACATGCCCGAATTGTTCAGCGGACCGGAAGAAGAAAACCGCTAAATGTTTATCGGTGAACTTAGAAAGCGGCAAAGCCAATTGCAAACATTGTCAAGCCGTATCATTCCGTGAAGGGACACCAAAGCCAAAGCAACGCAAAGAATGGGTTAAACCAATTCAAACGTGGCGAAACTTCACAACGATGCCGGACAAGGTTGTAAAATGGTTTGCGGCCCGTGGCATAAGTCAACGAACAATTGTTGATTGTGGCATAACTTGCGAAGACTACTTCCAACCAATGGCCGGAAAGAAAACCAAAAACGTTGTGTTCAATTACTTTGAATTTGACGAAGTAGTCAACAAAAAATACCGCCGCATTTCTGAAAAGCAATTCACCCAGTCGAAAGACGCAAAGAAAATATTTTACGGAATCAACGACATAATGGGCCACGATGAAATTTATATCGTTGAAGGTGAAATGGACAAATTAGCAATGTACGAAGTCGGAATCAAAAATTGTATTTCCGTGCCAAATGGCGCTAATGATTGCAATGATATTTTTGACACTTGCGAAGAATACATCAAAGACATCAAAAAAGTTTTTATTGCCGTTGACATGGACGAACCCGGATTGAAACTTGAAAAAGAATTAATCAAACGTTTTGGCAAATGGAAATGCGAACGAATCAACTTCAAAGGCAAAGACGCCAACGAAGAATTGATAAAAGGCAAATTGGAATTGTTGGAAGCAATCGAAAACCCGAAACCATACCCGTGTGAAAGTACGCGAAATATTAGTGACGTATGGGGGGAAATTTTGGAAAGTTATGACCATGAACGCGAATACATTAAGCCCAAGTGTGAAAGGTTCGAAAACTTCAATACAATATTTTCATTGGCCCCGGGACAATTAACAACCGTCACCGGGACACCTTCACACGGAAAAAGTAATTTTGTTGAAGATTGGGTGTTGTCACTTTGCGCAACCGCGAACATGCGAGCATCGTTTTTTACACCGGAACACCCCGTCCGTGAAGTTTACGAACGAATTTTAGAAAAAACGATAGGAAAGTCTTTTCCTAAAAAAAGAAAGTTTGTTGAGCGTATGACAAAAACAGAAATGGCCGGCGCAAAAGATTATTTAGAAAAAAAAATATACATGACCGACCCGGAACCGGGAACCCGACCAACATGGGAATGGTTGTTGGCAAAGTTCAAAGAGCAAATTTTTCGTTTTGGTGTTGATATTTTCATCATTGACGCATGGAACAAAGTTAAAATGCAAAATCCGGATTCGTTGGGCGAAATCAACGGCATCCTTTCGGACTTAACTTTGTTTGCAAGGCAATACAATGTGCAAGTTGTTTTAATAGCGCACCCAAAAAAACCCGGTAAAAGTTTGGACGGAAAAGAAAAAATTCCAACGCTTTACGATGTGAAGGGTTCGTCCGATTTTAGGGACCAAACACACAACGGGTTTGTTGTTTCCCGTGACTTTGAAACCAATATTGTGACGGTTGTTAATTTAAAAACTAAATTTCAAGACCAAGGGAAAATCGGCGCGTCGTGTGAATTTATTTACGACTTGCAATGTTCGAGGTACAACCCAATTGGAAAGAAATTTGACCGCAAACCATTATTTGAAACAAACACGCAAACGTCAATAAAACCGGAAGCCCCGGGCCAGATCCTACCAAACAAAAATTTTGAACAATCAATGGAAATGTTCCCGGACGCAACAGAACAAACGGACGTTCCATTCTAAAAATTAAAACTATGAAACTAACATCAATCAACGAACTTAAAGAACTTCAACAAATGTGCATTCGAACTTTTGGGGGTGTCCCGGAAAACTTAATCATTGAAAGCCCGGACATTGTAAACGAAGCGCACAACTTAAACCAAAGATTCAAGCCCGTGCCACATGGTAGCCATTCACTAAAAGTTCACAACGTGAACGTTGTTAAACAAATCGCAGAAGTATTTTAAGTTATGTTGTTAGACCTATCAAACCCAATGGACCGCGAAAAGGCCCGCACCTACCTTTCGAAATTAGAAGACGAAGGCGCCAAAATCGAATTGACAAAAAAGAATCAAAAAAGAACCGTGCGCCAAAACGCATATTTGCACGCCATTTTTTCTTTGTTCGGAATCGAATTTGGATATTCAAAACATGAAGTAAAACAATTAATTTTCAAACGTGAAGTGAACCGGGACATGTTCGAAATTGACTTCATCAACAAAGAAACCGGCGAAGTTACAACCGATTATCAAAGCACCGCCGACATGGACACGGCCACCATGACCCAATCAATTGAACGGTTTCGCAACTATTCAGCTGGTCACGGTTTGTACATTCCGACGTCGGAAGAATACATCGAAAATAAATTCTACATTGACCAACAAATTGAACAAAATAAAAAATACTTGTAACATGAAAGCAACCTTCACAACACCAATTCCGCAATGGATGAACGACACCGCCGAAGTAATTGGCAAAGCCCGAATGGAATCAAACACGTTCGCAAGAAATAACAACAAAGCATTTGACGCCCCGGACAATTACCGAATTGATGTTCGGGGTGCGTTGGCTGAATTAGTTGTGTTTCATATTTTCGATTCAAACGGTTGGGAATATTGGAGCGCGCCAATGGTTGAAACAAAACCACAACCGGGTCCGGACTTAATCTTCAGAACTTCAAAAATTGACATCAAAGGCATAATGCCAAAAAGTCAAAATTTTTACGTCACCAAATCAAAGGCCGACAAGAACAAAGAATTGACCCATTATTTTTTTGTATCAATTCAAGACGACCACGCCTTCGTTTATTCCTTCACCGCAAAAGAGGTTTTGACGTGGGACGTGTACACATTCAAAAATGGAAATGAAGCATATTACCGGCCAATTGTAAAAATCAACACCGATGAAGAAAAAGAAATGTAAACAATGCAAACAACCTTTCACACCTTTGTACAGTTCTTTGCAAGCCGTTTGCGGGGTTAATTGTAGCATCGTAATGTCTAAGGTCAAAGAAGAAAAGAAACGCGCTAAAATCGCTTTAAAACAACGCAAGGAATTGAAAGAACAAAAAGAAGCATTAAAAACCGTTCAACAATTAGCCAACGAAGCACAACACGCATTCAATGCATTCATAAGACAACGCGACGCCGGAAAGCCTTGTATAAGTTGCGACAAACCCGACAACGGAAGCCGGAACGCTTCGCACTATTACAACGCAAACAATCATTGGGGTTTAAGATTTGATGAAAACAATGTGCATGCAAGTTGTATCGAATGCAATAAATCGAAACACGGAAATTTAATTGAGTACAGGAAACGACTGGTTCAAAAGTTTGGTGAAGATTACGTCAAAGACCTTGACAACCGGGCGCATGAAACGGCAAAGTACACCCGTGAAGAACTTTACAAAATCAAATTTTTATACAAAGAAAAATTAAAAATGTTAAAAAAAAGATAAATAAAACATTGCGGAATGAAACTTCTAATTAACTTTGTGGTATAAATAACAAATCAAAATTATAAATTATGGAACAATTAAAACCTTTAAACACTATTACAAAAGACTATTTTATTGATGAGTTAAGCCGCTACCTTATACGCCGCAACACTTACAACAACGACGCTGTTTATTCGTGCGACAAATGGCTTTTAAAGACTTACAATGCTTTAATAAAATATGACCTTTCCGAATGTTTACGTTTACGCGAATTAGTCGATGTTATACAAAAAACTTTAAACATTAAATAACTGAAACTATGACGCCGGCTTAAATATATTTAATCAAGCCCGTGGAATATATGAAAAGCAAAATACTAACCAATTAAAAATGTTTTAAAATGCAAACACTTAAAAAAGAAATATCATTCGAACAAAACGCATACGCAAACGATAAAAGAATCATTGAAGACAACATCCATTCAATTAACGATCCGCGACAATTAGAAGCCATTAAAAATATGATAAGTCTATTCAATCGCAAGTATGGACGAAGCGCACACACGGACGCTTTGCAACTTCGGGGCTATGCGGCCGGGTGGGTTTGTTGCATGATTGAACACAATGTGAAGAATTAAAAAAATAATTATACCTTTGGCGCTGAATTGTTCCAAGGTTCAAAAGTTGAAAAAGGGGTGTGCATTTTTGTACATCCTTTTTTTTATTACCTTTGGCCCGGTGTCGGTCATTGAAGAAATATACAAAGACGAAAAATATTTCCGTGCATGTCAAAAAATCGCGGGACAAGAAGCCGACGACCTTTTCCAACACATCAATTTAAAAATTTTAGAATTAGAAAGGGCCGGCAAATTCAATTGCAAAAAGAATCTATTTTCGTACTTCTACACAATGGCAAAACGTGAGTTCTTTGGAAAGCGTGACAAGTACAGACGAACACACCACGAACGACACGAAACAACTTCATTTGAAGTTTACCACGACACACCCGACGACACCACACAAAGCCCCAACGACCAACACTTCCAAGACCTTGACGACTTCGCACGTTCACCAGCTGCAACCGAAAGCGAACAAATGATCAAAGGCGTTTACCTTGAAATTACAAAACCGGATTTTGCCGGAATCAAAGATTTATCCAAACGAACTAAAATAAACAAATTCACACTTTATGGCGCATTATACCGATTTCGCGAATTATACAACGATTCTATTGATTCCGATAATTGCAACGGCAATGACAATGATTTGGTTTAACATGTTAGACATGCCAACACGTCTTCCGTTTAAACCATTTAATTGTTTTACATGCTTCACATTTTGGATAACCGTAATCATTACAATTTTGTTTCATACAAAAATCATTACTTTTGACGTCATATTAATATTAACAACAATCGCAACCGGTTTCATTATCGGTTACGAAATAGACAAAAGGCAATACAAATGAACGAACAAAGATTCAAAGAACTATTCAAAGACGTGAAAGACGTAAACATGTTATTCACGATTGTATCGAACTATCAAAAAACTAAAATGTTTTCATTGCGTCACCCGCAAAAACTATTGGTCCAAGAAGCACACGTCTTCATTGGATTAGGCAAATTAAATTTGTCGTGCGGGTCATGTATCGCAAGGGGTTTGAATAAGATAATTCAATATTCTTCAACATATATTCCGAATGTTGACTACACAATCAAACCGCAAGTAACAAAAAAGAAAGTGGCAAAGAAAGCCGAAGCGAAAACAGAAGAACAACCGGACTTCAAAAAAATGCACTTTAGCACATTGAAAGCAATTGCCGAAAAGACATTGAAAAAGAAATATAAAAAAGGCACAAGCAAAAAAGATATTTTAAAAGACTTAGGCGTTGAGTAAAACAAAAAAAAGACGGGTAAGACTTAAAGACCTGTACTTACAAACGTAAAATGGCAACAATTATTTGCATACCGTGCGGCCTATACTTAGCGGCCTACATTTTACATTCAATAAAACAACAACATGGCAAAGGAACAAAAGAAACGCGGACGAAAGAAAGCAATTGAAACGCCCGCAATTATGTGGGACCTTTTCAAACAGTACGCAAAAGAAACAAAGGATAACCCCCGCATTCAATACGACTACGTGGGACGAAACGGCGACAAGGTGGCTAAACCCCTGGAGGTGCCGTTGACAATGTGCGGGTTTGAATTATTCGTGGCGGACAACTCAACCGTGGACATAATACGAATTGAACAATACTTCAGTAATTACGAAAAACGATACACAGAGTTTGTGGGTATCTGTCGCGCGATACGTGCCGCAATCCGCAAGGACCAAATCGAAGGCGGCATGGTTGGACAATACAATCCAAGTATTACGCAACGACTAAACAGCCTTCACGAAACGACACACACAACCGTGACGGAACAACCTTTATTCACGGACCCGGAAGCGTAAATGAAATTCATATACACAACCGCAATTCGAAAAATTCGTGCAATGACCGCACGTAAAAAAATTATTCAAGGCGGGTCGAGTGCCGGAAAGACTTTTGCAATTCTTCCAATCTTAATTGATAAAGCAATAAAAGAAGAAGGGTTGGCAATTTCCGTTGTGTCCGAATCAATACCACATTTAAGGCGTGGTGCATTGCGTGACTTCAAAAAGATAATGCAAGCAACTGGGCGTTGGAATGCCGGACAATTCAATAAATCATTATTGACGTACACATTTATGAATGGTTCGTTTATTGAGTTCTTCAGCGCCAACGAAGAATCAACCCAAAGGGGTGCAAGACGTCAAATTCTTTTTGTGAATGAGTGCAACAATATTTTGTTCGATTCTTATCATGCTTTAGCAATCCGGACCGAAAAAGAAATATTCTTGGATTTCAACCCGGCGAATGAATTTTGGGCGCACACCGAAGTGTTGCAAGAAGAAGGAAGCGAACTTCTTATTTTAACATATAAGGATAACGAAGGATTGCCCGCCAATGTATTGGAAGAATTTGAAGAAGCACAACGCAAGGCGGCCAACGGTTCGGCCTATTGGAAAAATTGGTGCCGTGTGTACGTTGACGGCCTTATTGGTTCATTGCAAGGTGTCATTTATGAAGACTTCGAAACGGTGCCAACAATTCCACATCAAGCGCAATACATTGGAATGGGTCTTGACTTCGGTTACACCAACCCGGCGGCGGCGGTTGCACTTTGGGAAATGGACGGCCAACCATACTTTGACGAAGTGTTCTATTTGGCCGGACTAAACAATAAGGAAATAGCGCGAAAAATAAAAGACTATGCGGCAAAACATAAATTAAACATTACAACGTTGAACGTGGTTTGCGATTCAGCCGAACCAAAAAGCATTGCGGAAATCGACGCGGACGGTGTGGACGCCATGGGTATTTCAAAAAAAGAAGTTTACTACTCAATCCAGTTAATGCAACAACAAACGTTTTTCATTACTGAAGAATCAACGAACGTGTTGAAAGAAGTTAGGGCGTACAAATGGGAAGAATCAAGGGACGGAACGAAAAAGGAAAAGCCGGTCAAAGTAAATGACCACGCAATGGACGCCATGCGATACATAAACGAAACGCATTACGATGGTCGTTATTCCGGAAATTATACCGTGTCGGTTCTTTAAAAATAATTGTTAACTTTGGCCCAACTTAAAATTGGGACCATGAAGCGGACGAACAAAAAGCACTTTGAAAACTTATTGCCGGAAGTGCAAGAAAAATTAACCACCAACATTTTGC